CGACATCGAACTTCGCATCGACACCGGCAAGGGCACGACCAAAGAGGACGTGCTGCTCGCGCTTCGCACCTTCGAGCTGTACATCCTCGCCAATGGTGTGCCACAAGGAGCGGCCGGCGCTGGAATGCCGCCGCTCTAGGGGCGCGCGTCCATGCGCCAATTTCCAGGCGTCATCTCGGCAGCCTCGGGCAATAAAGCAGCAGCAGCCGCCACAGCAACCTTCACGCATACGGGGCTCACGCTCACCTACGTTACCGGGATCGAGGTAACGGCGAGCGGCGCCACCGCCGGCCTGCCAGTGTCCGTCACGCTCACGGGCCTGCTTGGCGGCACTCTTACCTGGACGTTTACCTTTCCTGCGGGCGTTCTCGTGGGCGCTTCACCGCTTGTCGTGCAATTCGATCCGCCGCTTCCGAGCGTGGACGTGAACACCGATGTCGTGCTGACGCTGCCATCGAGCGGCGCTGGCGGCACGAATGCCGCTGTGGTCATGCACGGATTTGTCGGCGGGCAGAGAAACTTTGTAGACTGATTCCGCCGCTTCAGCGTAGCGGCGCATTGAGGAGCCGCTGTGGCCGGAACTGGTGTACCGTACTTCCCGCAGACCCTTGGCCCTAACGTAGTTGTTGGACGGCTCGCGCCAAATCCCGGGCCGACTGAGCAGATTCCGTTCGCGCAACTTTCAGCCGCGCTTGGCATCGGCGGCTCGAACTACCTGCTCGCAAGCAATATCGCCGGCACGAACACGATCACTGGCACCACCGCTACGGCGCCGGCGCTCGCTGCGAATCAGGTTGTGTTCCTCATCCCGGCTAACACGAATACCGGAGCGGTCACGTTCGACCGCGATGCACAGGGCACGCCAAAGGGCGTGTTTTGCAATGGTGCGGCCCTTATTGGCGGTGAATTGCGGGCTGGTATTCCGGCCATCTGGTTCTTCGATGGCGTGCAATATCATTTCCTGAGTGAATTATCCTTTTCGGATGCCCAAGCGCTTGTCGTCGGCGCGACTGACATAACGAAGAAGTTAAAGTTTGCGCTGTCTCTGCTTAGCACTGGGACGACCCGCACTGTCACGTTGCGAGACCTAAGCGGTACGTTGGCATTTCTTTCCGATCTTCGGACGAGGCTCACAGGGAATACTAATTTCTACGTTCGCACTGACGGTAGCGATTCCAATAATGGGCTTGCGAATACTGCCGGCGGAGCATGGCTCACACTGCAAAATGCCTGGAACACAGTCAGGGATTCCTACGATCTTGCCGGGTTCACGGCGACGATTAACGTCGCCGATGGCACTTATGCCAACTTTGTGGCGAAGGGCCAGTTCACTGGCAGTTTCGGTGGTCAGATTGTCACGCCTTCAACTGTCGGTGCCGTGGATATTGTGGGCAATCTCACGACACCAGCGAACGTCATCATCACTACGAGCGCTGCCGCCACAAAGGATGCTATCTACGCTAAGAACACGATCTTCAAAATAGAAGGAATGAAATTCGTTGCTTCTGGAACCGGCATTAGTCGGGGTATTGTTGCTGACCAAGCGCAAGTAACAATCGGAAAGGTTGATTTTGGCGCATGTACTTTCGCTCACTTGCATGCTGCTGGAAATGGAGCAACCATCACCATTGTCTCTGGCTATAATATTAGTGCGGTGTCAGCGCGACATGTGTTAGCTGAAACTCACGGTGAAATAGAAAATCAGAATAATGTGATAAATCTAGGAGCGTCTTTTGCGTGGAGCGCTGAATTTGCTCAGGTTGACCAATTAGGACTAATAGATTTCACCGGGTCTAGTTTCACGGGTACTGGGTCTACCGGCAAAGAATATGACACTGCATCTAATAGCGTGCTGATATTGGCTGGGTTGACATTACCTGGTAACGTCGCTGGCACGACCGCAACTGGCGGGCAAGTCATCTGATGTTCGCCACCCCCGTTGATGTGGGCAATCGCGCGTGCCAGCACTGCGGAGTGACGCGCATCGCGGATTTCACGGAAGACACACTTGCTGCTGGGGAAATTTCGTTCACCTACGACAAGGTGCGCCGCGCCGAGCTGCGCCGCAACACTTGGCGTTTCGCAACGCGCAACGTGGCGCTGCGACCGATCGATGCGACCACGATGCTGCTCAAGCCGACGCTGTGGGCGAGTACCACGACTTACGCAGTCGGCGCCATCGTACAGGATGCCGCAGGCGTTCTATGGCAAGGGCGAGCGCCGGATAATCTGAATAACGCGCCTGGCAATTCGAGCGCCTGGGAGCAATACTGCGGCCCGCTCACCGTGCAACCCTACGATATGAGCGGGACGACCGCTTACTTCTCCGGCGAGCTGGTGTACGAGACTCCCGGCGATGGCACCGCGCTTGTGTACCTGTCGCTGGTCAGCAAGAATAGCCAGGATCCGCGCGTGCCGAGTCTGTGGATCTCGACTACGCAGTACGCGATGGATCAGGTGGTGCTGTTCTACTCGCCTTGGGCGATCGGCACGACCTATGCGGCAGGCAATACGATCATCTACAACGGCATTGCCTACGTCTCGTTTGCCGCCGCCAATGTCGGCAATCAGCCGGATATCTCGCCTGCGAAGTGGGCACCAGTCTCGGCCACGATTGCGCCGCCGTACTACAACGCCGCGACCACCTACAGCATCGGGAACTTCGTTACGCTCGCTGGCGTGAACTATGTTTCCACAGTCAACAGCAACACCGGCAACACGCCGCCCAATGCTTCGTTCTGGTCCGCGCAGGCTGCAGGTACTTACTACGCGAGCCTGATCGCCTTCAACCTGAACAACGATCCGTCGCTCTCGCCCGCGCCGTGGCTGGTAGGTACAACCTACGCTGCGGGTAACAAGGTCGCCGGTTCCGATGGCACGATCTACACGTCGATTGGCAGCGGCAATCTCGGCAACGACCCGACGAAGACGATCGGCCTGTGGACGAATACCGGCGTCCTAGCACCGTGGACCGCGACTAACCCATTCGGCACCGCGAGCGATCTGTGGCTGCAGATTCCCGTTGCCTTGGGTGGCCTGCAGCTCGCCTCGCCGCTGTCCTACGGCCCGGTAGTGCAAAGTCCCGCGCGCAATGTCTACCGGCTGCCGGCGAGCTTTCTGCGCCGCGCGCCACAGGATCCGAAGGCCGGCTCGACATCCTTTCTCGGCGCACCGAGCGGCCTCATGTATTCCGACTGGACGCTGCAGGGCGACTACCTTGTGACGCGCGAGACGTTTCCGATCCTGCTTCGCTTCGTTGCCGATGTCACCGATGTCAGCACTTTCGATGACATGTTCTGCGAGGGCTTGGCCGCGCGCATCGCCTATGAGGTGGTCGAGCGCCTTACGCAATCTACTGCAAAGCGCCAGGGAATTCTGCTCGCATACAATCAGGCGATTGGCTCTGCAAGGACTGTGAACGGGATCGAGGTCGGCCCAGTGGAAGCCGAGGAGGACGACTACCTGGTTTGCCGCATTTGAAGGGCATCTTCAATGCCCCATAGTTCTTTTGTTCAGTCCAGTTTTCTTGGAGGCGAGTATTCGGCATTCGCTCAAGGACGCCTAGATTTACCGTCCTACAGGACGGCGATGAATGTGTCCCGTAACGGATTTCCGATTGAAGAAGGCGCATGGATTCGGCGCTCTGGCACGCGCTATGCTGCGGAGACTTACCAGGGCAAGCCAGGGCGCGTCATCGAATTCGACTTCGAGAAAAGCGCTCCGTACATCCTAGAATTCACCGACAGCGTTCTTCGCATGTTCGGCGTGGCGAGCCAGACTGGCGGACTCGGGAACTCGCTCCCTACCGTCTTTCGGCTCGTCACGACGAACGATAATCAGCAGATCCTCAATATCTCTACCGCGAATCCGGCTGTGGTGCAAACCACCACCGCACATGGCTGGTCTACTGGCGATCAGGTGGTATTCCTGTTCGGCACGCTCACCGCGGCGAACCAGACGCCGCTCCTTTGCAATCGCGTGTTCACGTTCACCAATGTAGACGCGACGCATGGCTCGATAGCCGACTCGATCACCGGCGCGACCATCGACGGCAGCACGCTCGGCTGGAGTGCCGCCGCGGCGCCAGCCGGAACCGCTGTCATCGCGCGCCTGTTGAAGCTAGTCACCGTCTACGCTGCTGGCGCGTGGTCATCGCTGCGAGCTGTGCAAGCCGAGACGCAGAGTTTCCTGCTGCACACGTCTTACGCGCCCTATGCGCTTAACGTCACGGCATTGCCCACGGCCAGCGCCTTCGGCACCTTCGCGCTGAACAAGGCGACTTTCGTAGACGGGCCATACCTCGATCCGCCGATCGACGGCTCGACCATCACGCCAAGCGGGACGAGCGGCTCCGTCATACTGACAGCTTCGACAATCACGTCGATCAACGGCGGCACTGGATTCGCCACAACCGATGTTGGGCGCCTGATCCGTTTGCGCTCTGAGCCGCCCGCCTGGGCCATCGGCACGACCTATGCGAAGGGCGATTCGGTAAAGTACAACGGCGTCTATTTCCTTTCGCTGCAGGGCGCCAACACCGGCAATCAGCCTGACAGCTTCGTATCGTTTTGGGCAATCAGCTCGGCAGTCGCTACCTGGTCCTGGGCGACGATTACCGCCTGGACGAGCACGACCGTAGTGACCGCAACGATCAACGGCGCCACGCTCAAGAATACGAACGCAATCGTCACATGGCGCCTCGGGGCCTACAGCGATACAAGCGGCTGGCCGACATGCGGGGTCTACTACGAAGGGCGCCTGTGGCTCTCCGGGGCGATTGCAAACCGCGTCGATGGCAGCATGGTCAACAAGATCAGCGGCGGCACGATCGACATGACGCCCACGGCGGCTGATGGGACGGTTGCCGACAACAACGCCATCGCCTACGTTTTCAATGCCTCCGACGTGAATCCGGTCTATTGGATGATCGGGTCAAATACCGGCATCATCTGCGGCACGCTCGCCGGGGAATGGGTGGTGAGCGCTCCTACTACCGGCCCCATCACGGCGACCAATATCCAGGCGCACCGCGTCACGACTTACGGCTGCGCGAATATCGAGCCGGTGCATTCCGAGCTAACTGTCTGCTTCGTGCAGCGCTTCGGCCGCCGAATCCTCGAATACTTCTCGGATGTATTCTCGGCGAAGTACACGGCGCCGAACCTCTCGCGGGCCGCGAAACATCTGAGCACCTCCGGCATAGCTGAGATCCGCTACCAGCAGGAATTGCTGCCAGTCATTTGGGCGCGCTGCGCCAATGGCTCACTCATCGGTGCCACCTATAAGCGCTCGACACTGTTCTCCTCGCAGGGTCCGGAGTTTGTAGGCTGGCACCGACACGATTTCGTCAATGGGCATCCGGTCGAAAGCATCTGCGTAGGACCGTCCACCGATGGCACGATCGATACGCTTGCGATGGTCGAGAACGATCAGACCATGAATGTGCGCCATGTCACGCTGATGGAAAGCATGTTCGACGTGAATACGCCGATCACGTCCGGCTTCTTTGTCGATGACGGGATCGTGCCAAGTGGCGGAGTCATCACCTACAATGCGGCGCTCGCCTACAGCCTCAAGCTGAACGGCTTGTGGCGGCACAACGGGAAGACCGTCGCCGTGGTGGTCGGCGGACTAGATGTTGGCGATTTCACCGTGGCAAACGGTTCGGTGACGGTGCCGATAGACTCAGATCCGCTCAATCCAGCCTCGCTCACCTCAAGCTATCTCGCGTCGATCACTTCGACAAGCGCCTACGGTACGCTAGCGACGCAGATCCAGAAGGCAAACACGGTCTACACGGTGCCCTGCATGGTGGGTTATAGCTATGTCTCGCAGGGCCAGCTCGTGCGCCCTGACACGCAGGAGCAAAGCCGCAGCCCGACGGGGCCTGGGCTTGCCAAGCCAAGCCGTATTTTCCAGTTCGGGGCGCTGCTTTCTGGTACGCAGGGCATTTCCTTTGGCACTGATTTTGCGAAGCTGCACGCGGCGCAATTCAAGACCGGCTCCGGTAAGGCGTACACTGCGCTCCAACTGTTCAGCGGGGTGTACTGGGATAGCCTTGAAGACTCCTACAATTTCGAGTCGATGATGGCCTGGCAGATCAGCCGGCCCTATCCGGCGGCGGTGTGCTCGATCGCTGGCTTCATGGAACAAGTAGAGCGCTGACGTGGCCTCCGCCTCCTCAGACGTTGCCCAAGCCTTTACCGATTTCGGCGGCGCCGTCTCCGATCTGTTCGGCGCGAAGGGTGCCACCGCTTCGGCAGGCTCCTACGATGAAGCTGCCGCCATTGCCCGCCAGAATGCGGAGATCGTAAAGCAGGCGACCGCAATCAAGCAGGAGCAGGAAACACGGACGATATTCAAGACTCTCGGCACGCAGCGCGCCCAGGTCGGCGGCGCAGGATTTGCCGAAAGCGGCTCGGCGCTCGACCTTCTTGCCGACAGCGCAACGCAAGGAGCATTCACGAAAGCGATCACCGCGGAGCAGGGCGCCATCACCGAGAATTCATACGCGGAGCAGGCCGGGCTCTACAGCGGCATGGCGAAGGCGGCTAGATCCTCCGGTACGGCGCAAACGGTTGGTGGCCTCTTGAACGCGGCGGGCGGAGCTATCTCGCTGTACAGTGCCGCGGACAAGGCTGGGGTATTCGCTGGTGCTGGAACCGATGTGACTGGCGCGGCAGTCCTCGATGCTGGTATCACTGGCGTTGGAGATATCGCGGCGGCTTCCGAAGGAGCAGATGTTGTTGCCGGAATAGTCGACCTCTTGGCCTTCGCGTGATATGCCCAACATAATCGAATTGCCAGGCCCAACCACAACGCTCCAGCCCAACGAGCAGGCGGCGAACGTCGCGCGCGAGAAAGGCTATATCGAGAACAGGTTTGCGCGTGAAACTGGACAGGCGCTAGGCCGCGGCGTCAGCGCAGCGCTGCGGCCGGTCGGCCAGGCACTCGACAAGATGGTGGACGATGCCGAGCGGCATACTACTTTCGCGCAGATCAGCCACGGCGCCGCACTCTACTCGTCGCTCTACGGCGATCTGACGAGCCAGTGGTCACAGGTCGCCAACAAGTCCGATCCTAACGATACCTCCGTGATGCAGGGCTTCCGCGAGCACGTCCTTGGACCGTCGCTTGAGAAGTTCCAGCAGGGCTTCGAGGGTGCATCGCCAGAGGCGCAGCGTTGGGCACAATCGCGTGCGAACGAACTCTCTACCCACTTCGCCACGAAGATGATGGCGGATATGGGTACGCGCGCCGCCGCCGCTGTGCATAAAAACATGGGTGATCTGGAGCGCAACTACTCGAACATCGTCCTGAACGATCCCTCGGCCCTGCCGCATCTCGCGCAGTCGGTGCAGGCAGATGTAGGCGCGATGCTGGAAGCAAGTCCGACTATCAGCCCTGCCGATGCTGCGCGCGTCCAAGCCGATTTGGTGCCCAAGATTCTCACGACTCTCGCAAAGACTGCGGGCTACGGGATGGCGAACGCCAATCCGCAGGCCGCCATGAGTGCGGTGAACGAGGGCAAGTTCGACAAGTATCTCGATGCTGCTGGCAAAGAACAGATCATCAACTACGCCGATCGCCAACGGCGAGCGCAGAACGCAGACGATGATCATCTTGATGCCCTAGCGAAACGCCAAAAGCTCGATGCAGCCGAAGACGCGATGAACGGCTACATCAACCAGATCCTTCTCGGCAAAGGCGTGAGTGCTGCTCGGATCGCTGCCGATCCTAAGCTGCTACCAGCGCAGCGCGAGAATCTGATCCATTTTCAGCACCAGCTCACGACGCAGTTGCGCGAGAAGAAAGAAAACACGCCGCATCCAGAGAATGTGCGTGCCGCCATCGATCAGTTGTTTATAACGGGGCGCGATGACCCGAACAACCTCTATCGCGCCCTGGATCGCATTCGCGATGGCTTTATCAAAGGTGAATTCAATCCGAGCGAAGAAGCGCAACTCGAACAGCGCTATAACGCGATGGAGAAACCGCTTGAGCGCAATTTCCATAATCAAGTTCTTTCTGCACAAGCGCGCATCAAGGCTAGCCCTCTTGCAGAGGCGATCTTTAGAAGCGATCCGGCTTGGGGCGTGACCGTGCTGAACAAAATCGAATACGACGCGCACGAGAAACTGGAGGCCGCACGCAGAGCGAAAGATGACATCAATCCGTTGCTCAACCCGCGCGATCCGAAATACCTGTTCGCGCCGGAGATCATCAATTCCTATCTCACGTCACCGAAGACCGAGATCGCAGCGCAGGCCGACAAGATTCGCGGCAAGGAAGGGCAGACTGTGAGCGGGCAGATCGGCGGCCCGCCGAGCGGCACCATAACGAAGACCCGAGAGCAGGTAAAGGCCGGTGAACATTACCGTGCGCCTGATGGCTCCGTCAGGGTGAAGGGCGGCACCTGATGGCTGGCTGGGAAGACGATACCGTAGTCGCGCCTGCGCCAGCGAAGGCTGCCTGGGAAGCCGATCAGGTCGTTACGCCGGCACCGCGCTCACAACCGCAGCGAGTCGGCGAAGGCGTGTGGGATGCCATAGTTTCCGGCTCACAAGGCTCAGGAACGCGCCTGATGACCCGTGGGCGACTCCCTGACGTAGTGCTCGATCATACCCATGCCACCTGGTACGAGAAAGCGCTGGAGGGTGCTTCCAGCGCGATTACGGACCTTCCGCTGATGGCGGTTTCTGGAGGGGTCGTTGCAGGACTGACGCGCGGCGGCCCAATGGTTGCGGGAGGCGTGGGCAATGCCGTGCCGACGCTTATCAGGGAATCGCTGATGCGCGCCTACCAAAATGGCGACGCCGACAGCAGCGGTGATTGGCTGGATCGCTCCGGCATCGTCCTCAAGGGTCTCGGTGATCCTGATGTTGCGAAACTGACCGCCAAGGCTGCAGCAGTTGGCGTGGCAACAATGGGGGCCGGACTGATCGCTGGGAGAATAGCCGAACCGTTCCTAAGCGCAACTGGAACTGCCTTGGCGCGAACCGGAGCCGAAGTCGGCACGATGACCGTGGCGCCGGCCGCGCTCGAAGGGCGTCTGCCTGAGCCTTGGGAGATTGCGAGCGCCGCGATCGTGGTGGGCGGTATGAAAGCCGCAGGCCATGTTGCCGGCCGTATCGCCAACATCTACGCGAAGACCGGCATTGAGCCGGAGCAAGTCGTTGCCGATGCGAAGGCCGATCCGAAGATTGCGGAGGAGTTGAAGACTGGCGCCGCAGACGAGATCCCGCCCGCCTACAGGCCAGCGGCAACTGCCGAAGCCGTCCGCAGCGCCTTCCCTGGGACTAAAGCCGAACAGGTACTCGATCAGCCTTTCGCCACAATTCCAGAGGCGCGTATTCCCTACACGCTAAATCTGAAGTTCGTTACCGGGCCTGACGAAATACGAGCTTTGGTCGCGCGGATGACGGAAGTCTACGGCACCGAAGGCAAACTCCAGAGTCATGCCGAAACGGAAGCGAAAGCCGACGCGCTCTTAAACGATATGACCGGCGGTGAGCGCGCGAAGATGGTCACTGGCTACGAGCCGGGAAGCGCCGCCAATGCGGTGCAGTTAAAAGTCCGCGGCGACATGCTCATGCAAGCCTCGATCGAGGCTGCGGCGACCGTGAAGAAGTACAACGAAGCGAAGGCCACAGGAACCGCGACCGACCAGATGAAGCTCGACGCTCTTGACGCGCTGAATAAGTCCGCGATGATCCAAGCGGAATTCACTGGCGGCCTTACTGAATCCGCTCGCGCAACGCAGTACGCCAGCCGGTTTAAGGAATTGCGCGTTCAAAGCGAGCGGATCAAAGAGCTAGTCGATATGTATGGCAAAGATCCTGACATGCTGTTGCGCATGGCAGGCGATGTCGATACGCCTGCGGGCATGGCGAAGTTCGCGAAAGAGGCAACGAAGGCAACGAAGTGGGAGATGGTGATCGAAGCATTCAAAGCCGGAATCATCGGGCCGATCTCTCAGATGGCGAACATCATCGGGAACACTACGTTCCTCGGCTTCCACGATGTTGTCGATGCGCTGGCTGTTCTGCGACCGGGCGGGCAGGGGCGGGCAGTCGAGATACCGGCAAGGCTCTTTGGTGAACTCCAAGGGGCTTATGAAGGGCTGAAGATCGCCGCTGAATTTCTTGGTGAGAACTGGAAGCAGCCGATGGTGGCGCTTCGCAAGCTCGATCAGCCTGCGACAAAGATGGAGCAGCACCGTCAGGCTATTCCAGGCGATCTCGGCGTCTTGGTACGCAGCCTTTCATTTCCCTGGCTGTCGGTTGCCGACGGCGCAGCGCGCCTGATTCTTGAGCGACGCGAAGTGAACGCGCTCGCGGCGCGCAAGGCCGCGAACGAAGGATGGAATCCGTTTAGCCGTGAATTCCGCGAAAGCATGGCTCGGCACGCGCAGGATCTGGCCGAAGCAGAACGAGATGAAGTGGCGGCTTACGTCCAGCGCGGCGTGTTTCAAAATCCGCTTGGAAGATGGGGTAAGGATCTGCAAAGCATTGTGTCGCGCTCAAAAGTTGGGCCGCTGTTTATCCCGTTCATGCAGACGCCGAGCAATGTGTTCAAGGAAATGGCTCGATTGACTCCGCTCTCTGCGCCTTTCGTTGAAGCGTGGCAGGCCGCTTACAAGGAAGGCGGCGTCGCTAAAGATAGGGCCATTGCTGAAGTTGTGGTCGGTAGCGCCTTGATGGGCCTGACTGCGGCACTCGCTTTTGATGGCGAGCGCATCACTGGCTATGGCCCGCCTGAGCCTGAGAAGCGCAGCGCCTGGATGGAAACGCATCAGCCGTATAGCGTGAACGTCAACGGCACCTATTACGACTATTCACGCATCCAGCCGATCGGGACGCTGATTGGCCTTGCTGCGGACATGAGCAGCATTTGGGCACACATGACGCCGGATGAGCAAGACAGAATTCCGAAGATGATTTCAATCGCCTTCTCGCAAGCGGTGACGAATCAGATATGGCTGCGGGGCATGGTGGATATCGCCCGCGGCGTTGCCGAGTCCGATCGTTACGGTCCAAAGATTATGCAGAATTTGGTGGCGAGCATGATGCCTGCCTCTGGATGGTTCGGGCAGACCGCGCAGTTGATGGATCCCTATGTGCGCGAAATCAACAGCATCATGGACGCTATTCGCAACAAGATTCCAGGCGTACGTGAAGGACTGGAACCGATGATAAGTGGGCTGACTGGTGAGCCGGTGGAGAACCGGGAACGCCTCGGCGTTGTGTTGCCGATCAAGAAGCAACAAGAAAGCAGCGATAAGGTGCTACTTGAAGCAGCGCGCCTTGGTGTCGGCGTTGCCAAGCCGCCGAAGAACATTCAACTACCAAATCCCCTTGATAAGAAGGCTGGTCAGATTGAATTGACACCAGCGCAACGGACGCTATTTGCGAGTGCTTCAGGTCAGTTCGCGCACGAGATTCTTACGAAGGTTGTCGGTTCGCCAATATGGGAACAACTGGATTCTATGTATGGCAAGGAGGGCGCTGATTTGATGAAGAAGAACATCTATAGTAAGTTACTCAGAGATGCACGCAAGGCGGGCGCTGCAGCGGCATTGCCGGGAGAGGACCGGGCTGCGTTCGCACAGGAGATGGCGGACAACTTGATCGAGAAGCTTCGTAAATGACTGATCCGCGCTACTTCGCCAAGCAACTGATCGAAGAAGCCGATCAGGAGGATTTCGAGCGCGAGAAACTTGCGGCCATCGAGGACGAACTACGTGAGCTGACAGCGCTTTATAAGGCAATCCTCGCGGAGCTGAAACGTGGCGCGGACAGAGGTATATATCAAGCACCTATAGCAGTAACCGGAAGCGGCTTCAATGTCACCGTTATTGAGCGCGACGGCAACGAGCGCATTCAGACAGTGCGCATTCAACGAGACAAATTGATGCCTACCACTTCAATTATCCGTACTGGGGGTAGCTGATGGCGTTCACCATCGCACCGATTATTATGCTGCCAGGCCCCGTGGCACTTGGCGTTACGTCGTTTGGCCCTATGACTCCATCGCTCGGAGCGACGAACCTTCAAGTTTCCATAGCGAGAGCCGGGCTGTCGCTTCTTACACAAACGCTAGATTGGACGCTGGAACTATCTGGAGATGCTGGTATTAGTTGGTCATCTTGGAGCGCGAGTACGGTGGCTGGAGTCGTGAAGGTCTCAAAGTTGCTTGATCCACTCGAATCCATCGCTACGGAATCAGTGTTGGCGATTGCCATTCCTATGGCGGTTGACGCCAATACTCGTCTCAGAGGCTCAATCACGACGCGAGAGTTTATGGTAACGACCGTGACCGTGAAGCAATCCTGATGATCTATTCCTTGATCGCTAATGCTTCAGGTGTGACAACCACCGGCGCTATGGACACAACCGGTGCCGATCTTCTCATCTTGTTTTTCGGAGATGGTGATACCGAAGCAGTAAGCGACAACAAGAGCAATACATGGGTTGGCTTGACTGCCGGTGGTCCCGGCTTTGGCTATGGTCGAATCTTCTACGCCCAAAATCCAATCGTCGGTACTGGACACACATTCTCTGCTACCAATACTACTGCTGCTGTTTGCGGCGCGGCTTTCAGCGGTTCGATAACCTCTCCCTTTGATGTTGAGAACGGAGGTACTGGACTGTCGATCACTGCCTTGAGTACCGGGAGCATCACGCCAACTCTGGATAACGAATTGCTCATATCTGGACTTGAGAGCGGCGGTAATTCTACTGGACAGACGATTGATAACGGATTTAATCTCCTGAACGCTGTTACCGCTGTCAGCGGCACTCATTACGGAGCTGCACTCGCTTATAAGATTCAGACTACATCAGCGGCTATCAACCCGCAATGGACGTGGACGAACGCAGCAGAGGCCGTGGCTCGCATTGCGTCCTTCAAGGTGGCGTCTGGCATAAGCTCGGCCAACATCACATCTTCCGCTGGCCGCTTTATTGGATGGATTAGATGAACTCTGTGAAGGAAAATAATGTTTCAGCCCTTTAGAGGTACGATCCTCGATGCATCGAGCGCCGCATTCCCGACGATCACGGCGACCACTGAGACTGTTCTCGTCCCGACGATCTTCACGCCGATCCCAGCGATGGCTCCACGGGCCGGGCAAGTGTTGAAGCTGACGGTCGGCGGGACTTGTACCACTGGCACGGCCGGCACGTTGATCATTACCCCACGATACGGCTTGGTCATTGGTGGCACTTCCATGACAGCTTCCGCCGCACAGAACTATGTGCCGAGCATTACCTTGGCACCTTTCGTATTTCAGTGCTATCTGATCTTTCGCTCGATCGGTGTGGCCGCAGGAACTAACTCCAACGTCATCTGCACGAGCCAATGGAGTTCAGGCGGCGCGATCGCCACCGCAGCGAGCGAAACCGCCGTGCTTTCCACGAGCACGGGAAGCGTTGCGGTGGACACGACCATCGCGGCGGCTCTGTGGATCGGCGTCACTTTCTCTGTCGCTCCCTCGGTCATTCCGTTGTGGAGCATTTGGGAGTCGTTGAACTGATATGGCTGGCGGACCAGTAGGTGGGCATGGACCTAATCGACCTGTCGAGTTCGCAGTTGATAAGCGCCTTATAAAGTCGGATGGCGCTGTTGATCCTGCATTGATGATGAGCGCGATGAATCGACCTTGGCCTGACACAATTATTTCTCAGCCGCAAGTGGTGGCTTCTGGAATGACGCCACCGGATATTGTCTCAACTTAAAAGGAGTCAGCAATGTCTGGAATGTACGCAGCAGGCAGAACGGCGGCAGGCACAGCCTTATCCATCTTGGTAGTTTCAGGGATCGCCACAGTGCGACCCAGCCTGCATCAAATCATCATCGGTTCCGATGCGACTCCAGCCGATATTGCAACGAGATTTATTGTGATTCGGCATACAGCAGCACCGACAGGCGGTACGGCTCAAACGATACGCCCGGCTGATCCAGGCGGCACGTCAGGGCTTTGCACGGCGCTTCAGGGACCGATGACTGGGCCAACTTATGAAGCGTCGCCGGTGTTGGAAATACCACTCAACCAACGCGCCACCTACACTTGGATTGCTAACCCAGGGCGGGAGATCAAGTCACCGCTTGGGACCGCGAATGGAATTGGAGTGCAGAGCGTTTCCTCTGGAGGTACGCCGAATATAAATGTAACTATGGCTTGGGACGAATGAGGTCGCCTAACGTTCGGTGAGTTTTGGAGCGCGTATGACGGAACCATCGCCTTTCCGATTCAAGTCGATCAGGCGGCGGTAAAGGCGAAACCGAAAGGCCAAAATCGGAGCTGGGAGTGGATGTGTGCCGGAAGCGAGTAACGTGGCGGCGAACCGTAGATAGATTTTTGCTCGGTCTTTTTTGATGACCAGATAAGGAAATATCGTGCGCAAAAAGTCCGTAGAGGCGCTGCTGTGAAAGTCCAGGCTGAAGTATGGCTTGGAGCCTTTTCGCGTGTGCCAGGGGCGCAACTTGCCGCCGTAGCATTTTCGGATCAGTCTGAGAATCCGAATATCGGTGTTGCCGATATAGACCCTCCGTGTCCACCGTATGTGCTGGTGCGCGCTGTCCTTGGACCAAGTGCCGGAGATGGCGATGCCACCTTCTCCGTCGAAAAAGCCAGCGGCATATTCTGGTGATATATGCCTGATCACAGTGTCACGCGCCCGCATGGCTACGTCGTCATCGCTGGCGAAAATGGGACCATCGAACATGATACACTATCTTGTGTCCATTGCGGTGGTCACTGGGTTGTCGTGAGAGGCTCTGGTCGAACACGCGGCTTTTGCATGAAGTGCAATGGACCGCATTGTGGTGCGGCAGGATGCTGGGAGTGCCGGCCCTACAAGAAGTTAGTTGATGAAGGACATTGGTAAGTGTGGCAGAGAGAACTCAATATCAATATCAGCCGGTCACTGGCCCGGTATGGAGCGAGCCAGTCGCTTCACGCCTGGCATGGTTGCCGAGCGGTCAATGGCAACCCACGAGAGCGTTACCACCCAATCGACTCGGCGATTTCACCCAGCCCGCGTTCGATGCGCTTTACAGCCCTGAGCGCTTGCAGTGGGTGCCTAGTGATCGGTATATCGGTCAATCGTTACGTCGTGCTGCTCTCGACTACAGCGTTCTCGTCCAGCTTGTCACAGCACCGACATTCGACCCACAGAATCTCGAATGGATACCGAGCGGCAGGCAGCCGAGTTACCTCGAACTGCGGCGCATTGGGGACTTCCAACAGCCGCAGTTTGCCGCCCTATATGATCCACAGCGCATCGAGTGGATGCCTTCTGAGAGATACTCTGGCAGGGGACTCCAGAGCGCTCCGTACGATCTCAGCGTCTATACCGTATTGGTCATTCCACCAGCAACGCCGGCCGACATCGTGCCGCTTTACGTCATGATCGACGGTTTCCACCGTTCGTCTTATGGGCTCAAGCCGTAAATGCCCAGCTATGTCACACCGAAGAAGAATGCCGCTTATAAACTCTACGTCGGGCTCGTGGATCAAAGCAACACCAAGTTGCTCAAAGCGAATCCGACGGTTGCTGCTGGTGACTTCAAGGTAAGTACGGATGGTGCTGCATTTGCCAATCTCGCTACTCTGCCTTCTGCCAACCCGGCTACTGGACGTGCAGTGATGGTTGACTTAAGCGCCGCTGAGATGAACGGCGACAACGTGGTGCTTCAGTGCGTTGACCCTGACTCGGAGTGGTGCGATTTACTAGTCAACATTCAGACGACAGCAGGGCAGATCGATGAGATCAAGGCGAAGACCGATCTCATCGTTCAAGGACTCCAGAAGAACACGGCATTTGCACACTTCCAGCTTTTTATGGTTAGTTCAACAGATCATGTTAGCGGAGCGCTAGGACTTAGTGTGCTTGGCTTCCGGGTCCGTGCTGGAACAGACTCCAATTTTGTCGCACTTGATAATTCAGTAACGGAGATTGGATTTGGCTTGTATGAAGTCAATCTGACTGCGAATGACCTTAACGCCGACATAATCACATTGGGATTCCGGGCCACTGGCGCCGATTCGCGCACCATTACGATCATCACGAAACCATGATTACTTGGGGTTCGCAATCTTTCGACTCAACGGCAACGAGGGCCGAGAACTTCAACCCTTGGCAGTCGAATGGCGCTACGGCATTTATGGTTCCTGAAGTCGCTGTCCAGAGCACTACCGGTGGTATCGGGCGCTGGACAATCCAAATTCCGCGACAACCGACAAAACGCGAAATTGTATTCAGGCGCAACATGGAGAATGCCGATCGCGCGGATTTGCATGACATCGCTGATCTACTTGAGGCACTGACGAAGCCAGGGAGCAAATAATGGGCGTCGGGGATACGTTCCTAAATCCGAATACCGTCGTCGGCCGTATCCAGCCGGTGCCTGGGCCTGCAGAGGAAGTGCCATTCAGTCAACTCACGCCTGCGCTACTCACGCAACTAGCGCTTCCAACCGGCGCCACAAACGTAGGCTTTCTCCCCTCCGGCATAGGAGCGGTTGCCCCGCAGTCTGCTTGGGCATAATGGTTACTTTGAACAAGGGGAACTAGCTGGATGTGTCGCTGCTGAACGACAACCGCAACCTACTGCATAATCCCAGGGGTTATCTGTTGAGGCTCACATGAAATGGAAGAACGAAGAAAACAGGATGGGAGGCGCGACGACTTCCTTGAGAAGTTCTTCAAAATGGAGGTCGCAGTATTGCGATTAACCGAGCATGAGGCGCTTGACAAGCCAAAATATGAGCAATGGCACAAAGAGACATCGCAGCGGCTCCTTGAGCTGGAGAAATTGCACCTTGAGCGCACTAACGGACGATTGAGGGATCTTGAAGGGCGCCCTGTTATTATTCAGCTCAGCGATGCTCGGATTAAGGAGCTATTCGACGAGCGCGCTGAAGTTCATGCTGGGAGAATATTTACCAAACTCCTTCTTTCGCTGGGTGGGGCACTGGGTGTTATCCTCACGGCGTTCTTCCTCACGTACTTCAAGCTCAAATAAAGAGGGCGAATGAACGGCACGCCTCTCCACGAATTCATCTTCCTGCTCGTGTTCGGCGTACTGGTCTTTGTCGTGCCGATCATGGTGATCTGGCTCTCGTACAAGCCGAGCGTCGATTTCGACGCTTCGACACTTTGGACACATCAGGGGCGGGTAGACAAATTTGCTGTCATCATTCTCGGAACATGGTGGATTCATAGTTCCAGCATGGTGATGTGGACGCTGCTGCGAACGGTCAAAACCGAGGATTACCTTACTTACACGCTGTGGGCAATCCCGATCATCACCAAAATGTTCTCGCCGCAGAGTACGCACGAGGCGGATAAATAGGAGGCACCATGAACGCATGGCAGAAAGGCGCAGTTGCAGCGGCGATCAGCGGAGCGGCCGGAGGTCTCACCACCGGTCTCGCCTCTATCGGCATCTCTCCCGAGCACTTCAACTTCACGCAGCCCAACCTACTGTTCAAAGTCATGGCGACCGCTGCGGTGATTAATGCGATCATCGGGGTCGCCGCCTACGTCAAGCAATCGCCGCTTCCATGAGAGTCTTCGTCATCACCGTCATCGCTCTAATCGTCGCTGGGCTATTTCTGGGACTAGCTCATGCCGGCACGATTGCTGATCCCTTTACTGGTACGCCCATCGCCATAAACGGTACGCCAGGAGGGGTTACGGTTATTGAGGCCGAGAATTTCGACAAGGGCGGCGAAGGGATCGCCTATCACGATCCGCACTCCTGCAGCACGGTTACGACTTGCTCTTGCCCACCAGGGGCCTACCGACCTGATGGCGTGAATGTCTGCACGACCGGAGCGGTAACGTACGTCAGCTACGACGACGCTGGCCTGTGGGTCGAGTACACGATCCAGGTCGCCTCGGTCGGCGGATATACCGTCGAGCTGCTCGTCGCCTTCAACGATACCGCCTGCTGCGCGGCCGCCGCCTATCACGTCGAGCTGGATGGCGCGGTAATCACCAAGAGCATTGCGCTCGGACCTGCACTTACCGGAGGCTGGCAGACTTATGACTGGCGTGGCAAGAGCGAGCTTATTGGTATGCAGCCCGGCATCCATCATCTGCGAATCGTAGTTGATCACGGCTGGTTTAATTTCGATTCTATCCGAGTGCGTTACGCTGGAGGATTCACAGGCTGGCAGTGGGTGCCGATCTGGAAGGACTTTTGAGGCGCTGGCGAATGTGGGTGCTGCCTCGAGCCAAGCGGGTCGCCAAGGCGTTCAAGGGAGCGCTGGACATTGACCATGCACTGCCGAGAATTCCGGTGAAGTCGCTGAAGAAGAAGCGCAAATGACCCAGTTGACCGAGCACTTCAGCTACGAGGAGCTGACCGCCAGTGATACCGCGGTGCGCTTAGGCATCGACAACACGCCGCCGCCGGAGATCACGCCGCATCTCGTCGTGAACGCGCAGGGCTTGGAGCAGATCCGTAAGGTCACCGGCCATGCGCTCATCGTGCATTCGGGCTACCGCTGCGAGGCGCTGGAGAAGGTGCTGTGCGCCAAGGACTTCTTGGCTTGGTGCGCTCGCCATGACAAAGATCCTGTGATCGCATGGCCTGAATACTTCGCTCGCAAGGCACACCCGAAAGGCTATGCGACGGATTTCATCTGCCCGGCGTTTGGCACGCCTGCCGAGATCGTGAAGATCGTCAGGGCCTCTGGCATCAAATTTGACGAGCTGATAGAAGAAGGCGTCGGGCCAAATGGCGGCGGCTGGTGCCATTGCTCCTTCGATCCGCAACTCCGCGGCGAAGTGTTGACCGCGATCTTCACCAACGGCACGCCTAGCTATACGGCGGTCGCATAATGCCGTGGCTCCTCGACTTACTCAAGTCAAAGACGTTCTGGATCATCATCGGCCTCGCTGGTCTCGTATCTGGCGGCTGGTATGTCAAAGGCGTATTCGACGAACGCGCGAAACTCAAAGTAGAGCTCGCAGCCGAGCGCGCGGCCGCAAAGACCGGAGAAGCGCTGCAGGGAGGCGCTACCCAGGCTGAATCGAATACGATTGCGCAGTTGCGGGTTGAAAAGGAGAAAGGCGATGAGCGTGCTAAAGCCCTTGAGGCCGCATTGCGAAAATCACATAGCGCACTGGCTGATTGCCGTATCGACGCTGACACTTTGTTCGTGCTCAACGACGATACAGGCGCCCCCGCTCCCAATGATGCCGCCGGCGATCGGCCAGCCGCCCCAGCCTTGGCTTCCGGTTCCACCTGTGAAGCCCTCGCCGTGACCTTCGACGAGAATCACAAGCGGTTCAGCTCTAACCTGACGCAGCTACTGGCCTGCCAAGCCTTCTATAGCGACGTGCGGGAGCGGTACTGCAAGGACACCAAAGCCTGCTAGGCGGTCCGTTCGAGCATGTGGCCTACAAAGGCCCGGAGCGGAGTGTGCGGATTTAGCTGGATCAGGCGACGTGGCAGACAGCCGTAAACGGACTTGAAAGGCTCCGTATCAAGGCGTTTATGCCACTTGGACAGGTTTGAGGGGGTCGGTGCCTTGCTCCATACGGGGAGGCGGACTCCCTTCGCTTTAGCGAGGCTTTCCCACAGGTCGGAATCAAGCCAGTTCCGCTTGTAATGCTGCGATGCGGCAATGGCGGCTTCCCGGGCTGCCTTGGCCTTGGCGCGATGTTCAGGGGTGAATTCCACTCTTGGTGTCCCTATTAAGGGGTCTGCTTCTGCGCTTCGATGTGCGATGCCTTAATCTGCTCGATGCAGGCATGGCACATGTACAAGCGGACAACTTGAAAGTCGGTTTGTCGAACGTGATTGCAAGAGACTGTCTCGCCTATTGGCTTCCGCAGGAACGCTAACAGCCAGTCAGCTTGATGTCGCGCTAGAGCGAAGGACGGCGGCTCGCCCATGTTCGCGGCTTCCTCGATCTGAGCCTCGATCTCGTCGGCCATCAGCCGAGCTTCAATCAGTGCGCCGTGCGGCATTTACAAGATCCTCCGCCATTCTGGATGCGCCCGCATTAGCTGGCCTTCTTCGCGCGTAAACCACTGAGTACCGTCGAGACTGCGACCGAGCAGCCCTTCGGCTACATCGCGCGGAATATAGCCCTTCGGCATGCGTGCCTCGTCGGGCGCGAACACGCCATTCTTCATGCTGCTTTCAATGACCAACCATTCACGCACAACTTCTCCTCTTTGAGGCCGGTCTAATCACGCTGCCTCCTTCTTGCAGTGACAGCCAAATGGCATCTGGCGCACTTCTTCGACCGGACGTGTCTCCACGGTGTAACCCTTGCCGGCTAACGTCGCAACCTCCATCTTCGTCTGGCGGTCATAGACATTCGGACGAAGCGAAGTGGCGATGACGACTCTGCCGCAGCAAGGCGCTCGGACAATAAGGCACCTTTTATCGATCTCGTCGGTCATCATTTCCCTCCTTCAGGGAACTAGATAACATGTCTCCTCGTTTCGCCAATGATGATTGTGCGAACGTATTCGTATGGCACGCCAAACATTTGCGAGAGTGTTTTCATTGAGTGAACCGCAGATAGGTTGCGCATTTCACGGACTTGTTCATCTGTGAGCCTCGCTCTTGCGGTTCTTCCGTCAGGTTTCTTGATTATTTTTACCTTTGTTTCAGGCGGCAGTTTCGCCGCCATGCGAGCGAGTAGCCTGCTACCCAACGGCAAAGCTTTGTAAGCCCCATGAATTTGCGTTCCGAGAGCCCCGCGTTTCTTCACTTTAAGACCCCTCCAGAGAGGCATTCATTTTCGTAGCGCCTTGTTCAACTGCTTCTCGATCTGCATAGCGAAGGACAGGCGCGTGAGTACTCCTGGCCGCTGGCGTCCACGATAGGACGCGCGGACCCTATAGCTGCCGTCAGCGCAGGACTCGCAGTGGAAACGGCGCACGAGCGGAGGATCTTTCTTTTTCAGCTTCACTCTTTCCTCTCTGCGGCGAAGGAGCGCATCTGCATAGCTTGGCGCTCCATTATGACGTGGAAGACATGTGCCAAGTTGCCGAAGTCGTTGATGCCGTAGTAGATGTCGTCCTCATGCGCCAGCAGGTATTTTTTCAGATCCAAGACGACCGCCCCGGATATTGACAAGGTAGCTGAGTCTTTGGCGTCGCTCATGGTTTCTCCTGGTTGGGGCTTATCTTGCTCGCAATTCGGGCACACAGTTTGATGCACGCTCGCTGCAGTGAGGGTGACCGTTATCCTACTCTGAGGCCATGGCGTACCAGCGTGCCTATTGCATTGGGCATAGAGTTTCGGCGCATCTACTTTGGGTTGTGCTATGCGCCAAGCTGTGATTATTTCCTCCCGCGTAATCTTATTCGGCTTTCGCATGAGGCAGAATCCCATTGCCATAATCACATCTTCTGTCGGCATACTGTTCACGACTTCTCCTCCGCTCGATCCAGCACCGCATCCACGCGCGGCTGTAGCCACCCTGGGATCTTAAGCGCATCGTTCAGCTCGCGCAGCAGAGCGAGGGCTTCTGATTGCGACAGTAACGCGTTTACGTCAGCGTTATGGTTCATCATCGCCTTGGAAACATCGTGGCGTAGACGCTGAATCTCGTCAGCGGCTTCGGCGCACCAACAACCGGAGGCGCTATCCCTAACTCGGCAGGGATCGCCGCAGATTCCTTCGCGTAGAAGCTCGACGATGTTGTTAATCATTTCTCCTGATCTCCACACTGGAAAGGATGGGCGGCGGTAGGATTTGCACCCCCGTCAGCTAAGTTGATCCACGCGTATCGCAGCCTAGGCGCGTAGTCGCCCTGCGACCCAACCCACCCATCACGCGCTTCACTTCGCATGGCCGCTCGCCATAAGCGCCGCCCGTTTCATTTTCCAAAACTGCCACCATTTTCTATGTGGGGTCTGTTCCGTCCGATGCTGGCGGAATAGTTCTTCAACGTCCTTTTCGGACAGAGCGTTCAAATCGTTGTGCGCGAGGTGCAATTCCTGCGACGGCTTAGACCATCTGCCACGCCACATATTAATCTTGTCCGCTCGCGCGGCTTTAAGCGCGATTTCAAGCGAACGGATGCGCTGATGAGCTATATCCAATTCGGCTTCCAACTTGGAAACTTTCTGGACTGTCTCATTGAATAGGCTCATCGCAGGCACTACTTCTCCTCTATATCGGAGGTCTTGTTCTCGCTCATGTTGGTATCGGCATCCAGTGCGTAATCGTCTCGCGTTCACCCGGCGCTATGGGTTCCTCGCTGGTGTCGGAAATAACGCCATCCGGCCACAGGAGCGCGACAGCATGTTCTGCATAATTCTTCCCGTCTCGACCGTGCCATGCGAAGCGGACAAGAATCTCTGTGCGCTCCTCAACTTTAGGCCGCGTGCTGATTAAGCGCCACGGATTTTCCACTCTCTCCGAGAGGAGAACTTTCAGTCTTTCGTTCTCGCGGCGTAGGTCAACCAGTTTTACAACCTGCGCTATCGCATATTTAGAATTGTAGGCCGCAAGCTCAGGGTCGATGCCTTCTTTCAGGAGTGACTGGCGCACTTCCTCGTCGCTCATTGAAAGAATGCGGTCTAGCTCGGCGTCAGCCTTGCGCGTGCCGTCATGGTCGATGCCTTCACGATCCAAAAGTTCCTGTGCTGACAGTAACGCCTTGGCGACTTGGTATTCGTCCGTTAGCCCTAGGCGCAGGATGCGACTACCCTGATTGTTTCGGTCATCACGCGCCACTATTTCACGCGCTAATTTTAAGACTGTCTCCCATGGGGTATCGGTCTTCATTTGGCCTTCGCCAGTGCCTCGCTCGCCCGTTGAAGAAAGGCGCGTTGTTCGTCTTTAGTCATGCCTAGAAAGTTCATCGTCGCCACTAGGTTCTCAGGACGCGCAGCTTTCCGAGCTTGAGTGCGCCGATTACCGTTGAAGTTCACGCTGCGTTTCACGTTATCTCCGGTAGCTGTGAAGTCTCATAGTCCAGCGCGGCGGAGTAGCTTGTGCGATTTCCTGTCGCTGATGCGCCCGCCTTTCGGCACGCATTCCCAGTGACACGGCATGCCGCCGACCGTGCCCCACAGCCTGCAAATGAGCGGACGGTCCTCATAGATCGAGCAGCGTCCATCTACTAGCTTAGAGCAAGTGAGCGAATCGTCCCACGTTGGCGCTGAACCATACTTTGCGGTGATGTGCTCGGACTCTGCCTTGCTCATCACGATAGGGCCGCACGTCGCAGAGCACAGCCCCTTGCATACAAGCTCCGGCAACTCGCGGTAGATTTGCACGATTCGAGAATAAGACCGTTCAGTCACATTGCTTCTTTCGGAAAGAACGACGTGAGCCGCGTGTGCGCCGGCCGACCGTGCCAGATCACGATGCAGGAGTCGCACGTCCCGGTTAGCTTCGGCCGCGTTCCGTCAGCTCTCAGAAACTTCGGCCGCTTGCGGATACACCGGACCTCGGCAGCGTGTCCTACAACGGCCTCGTGCCACCAGGAGCCACGGCAGCGGAAGGGGATGAGGGCTACCACCAGCTTTCCCTTCGCAGCCTCCTGCGCGGCCTTACGCACGAATGGCGCTAGCTTGCGGCCGTATGGGGGATTCAGCCAAATGCGTTCACCGGGCCATTCGTCCACAGCCAGGGCATCGCTCAGGAACCTGGGTGTGCGCGCCGTAGAGTAATCCGCGGCAGCGTCTAAATCGAAAGTGAACTCGGCCATGAGCGGGTCGAAGATTTGCGGCGGTGTTTGCCAGCGTTCAGTCAACGTCAAACAGCCCGTAAAAGGTGTCTACGAACTTGCGGCCACAATTAGCGCACTCGCATCGCTTCATTGTGAGAAGCGTCTTCGTATAGACGATCTTGTGCAATCCAAGCCAGCACAGGAACCGAGAATAAGCACTGCCGAAGGCAACACTCATGCTGCTTTCCTTCCGGCCCATTGCATCAGCCCTTTTATGACCGAGACTGTCTTGGTGTTCTTCTCGTCTAGGCCAGCTTCGCGCAGCAGCAGGCACATTAACTCGCCAGCCTTGGTCAGCCGCCAGTATGGTTTCTCGTCCTTGTGCTCGACCAAACCGCGCGCTGCCAACGTCCTACCGAGTGCGATGAACTGACCTGACTCTAGCCACAGATCACGCTTGCCGCCAGTTTGTAATGCAAGCAGGCCCCACACTTGGCGCTTAGATAACTGAATCAGGAACGCGGTGCTGGTCGAGTATTCAGAAAAGATTTTGTTCACGCTTAGACTCGTTACCTACTCGACTTATTCTCGGATTCTGCTTTGATCGCATGCCACCAGCCCATGAGCGGCAAAGGCGCTTCGTCGTCCTCGTTCGGAATCCATGAATCCGGATCAATCGAAAGGCCAGCTTGTGCGGCAGTGAGCACAGCACTAAACTTTTTGAGAACGTCGATGCTTCGTTGCAAACGCGTGCCGTCATCGCTGTCAAGGCCAACGTCCAAAAGCGCTCCGCCAACGCTTGCGCGGAATAATTCCTCATCGCGGGTCGCCATCCAGTTCTCTCGAATTACCGCGCGCATGGATGCCTTCACCTTGTTCTCCAAGCCGATCGCTTCCTTAGAGGCGCGTTGCCCGAGACTGGCGTTGATCTGTAGGACCGCATCGTTCATAGCTGTTTTCCTTTAGTGAGATTTCTTCTGCACGAGGCGCTTGTCGATCAGCAGGCGTCCGACCTTGACGAGCTGGTACACGGCAACATCTTGCGGCTCGTCGATGTACGCCACGCCGCCCTTGTGGACTTCGAGCCAAGGCGCTCCGTTATCCGGCCGTTCCTCGGTGACGTGAATGATCTTCGGGAATTTGTTACTCACGTTTTCCTTTCTAGAGAAAACTAATCATCCTTCAAATCAGCCGCGACCGGGACGCGCGGTAATTCCGGCTTCGTCGGCAGAGTTTTGAATTCCCACCATTCGGAGCCATCGTATTCGCCACGCTCAAGCCACCAATCTGCGCCAACGATTTTCAAGCTGCGATCAATCTCCGCACCGCCGTAACCATTGTCATAGGTGAAATCTGCCGCAGCAGCGAAATCCGCCCACGAGCACTGAAACTCAGTGTCTTTGCCGAATCTCACCCATGCAACATCGCTGACCGTTTTACCGGCAGCCTTAAGCGTTTCCAGCGTTTCTTGCAGCAAGTTCGTTTGGCTCATTTTCTACTCTGAGAAGAACTACTCATTGCCAGCATCCGAATTCGGAACCGCCATAACCAGGAAGCCAGCGCTGGTGTTTCCCGCACCGTTCGCAAGTCCGCTGCGGATTCTCGTACGGGATGAACCACGGCGGGAAGGCATCATGCACACTCAATGGGCGCGTCTGCCGCCAATCATGTAATCCAAGCCAGCAGAGAAGTGCTTTCACGATTGCCATTCCTTGTTGTGTTCGCAGGCTGGGTAGTAACGCTCATTTGGATACCAAGTCAGTCCACATTCTTTGCAGATCGCTATCCCATCGGCACCAAAACGGAAAGGCTTGCCATCGCGTTCGAGCATCTTGTTGGCCTCGCCTACGATGGCCGAGTAGTTACGCAGCTTTGAGGACTTCATTGAGTGATGCACCAAGTTGGCTCCAGTCCGCGCCATGATTCTTGCCGCCGCACTGGCAATTGCACTTATGGCCCATTGCGCTGGTGCAGCGAATATCGCATTTTGTTCCGTTCGCTCGCCCCTCAATCCAATTCCAAGGAGTGAGCGTATCGCAGCAGTACACAGTCTCGAAACCTTCTGTGCGGACTACTTTCTTGCACTTGTAGCAGCGGTGTAGTTGAGCGTTCATGTACGTACAGTAAAGTAAATACAAGGTCTTGTCAATGACTATCTGTACGGACTATAATGACACATGGACAAGCCCAAGCGACCGCGAGGCAGGCCCCCTATCAAAAACCCCTCTACGGCTCGCGTAGAGTTTCGCTGTACATCGCAGGAAAAGGCTGGGTACTGGAGGAAGGCCGGGAAGCAGGGCGTCTCAGCGTGGCTCAAGGCGCTTGCTGACAAGGTGTAAGCGTTGCCAATGCAAAACCTGCCACAACGCCCAGGATAGATGCAGCCCTGCCAGCATTCATCGTAGCCATGCGGGCAATACATTCTTTCTCCTCTTGGCGATCATACCGAGTGTGCTCGTTTCGCTGCTGGCCCGAGATGCAAATCTTCAGCTCGCAGTGCCGTGTATGTCTTGAGCAGCAGCGTCGGATTGCGATGCAGCGAGAGCTTCGCCACCTCCGGCACGTTGAAGCCCTGCTCGAACATGCGGCTGATGCACTCGCGCCGGTTGTCGTGAAGGTGCAGCCCCTTGATGCCGAGCCGATTCTTCGCCAGCGTGTAGGAGATGCTGGCTGACTTCCAGCGGTACGGGAAGATCCTGTCGCTGATGCGCGGCTGTGCCTGCACGATGTCCCAGGCTTTGCCGAGGAGGGGAAAGGAATCGTTCACGCCCTTGCCGCTCGGGCTTTTCAGGTCGCGCACGAGACAGGTCCGCTTCTCCACATCGATATCATCCCACCGGATGCGGCATGTCTCACTGATGCGCCTGGCTGAGAGGAGAGAGAATTCCACGATCACGCGCATCGGAATCTTGGTGCGCGGATTCTTCGCCTGTTCGTCAAAATAGGCCAGCAGTCGGTCAAGTTCATCCTGAGTCGGCCGGCGATCCCGCGATGGTGCCTTGGCGATGAGTTGCTGCTTCACGAGCTGTGGCTTCGCCTTTTTGTATGCGAGTAGGCCGGCGTCCGGCATCTCCCAAACCTCGACGGCATACTTCAGCACGCCGCTAAGATAGATCATGTCCTGCTTGATCGTTTGCGGTAGCGCTCCGGTTGCGCGCCTCGCCTTGCAGTGCTCGATGAAGTCCAGCGGCTTGAGGGCGCTATTCAGCTTCGCGGCGATCGGTGCCTTCTGGAGCGCACGATAAGTGTACCCCTGTGAGAGTCCTGGCTGTCTCGAACCTGGCTGTTCTGACTCATCCAGCTTCCGCTGGATCATCCAGCCAACGGTCCCTTCTTTGAAGTCTGACATCATCGGCTCGAGGAGCGCGATCATATCGTCACCCCTGCGAGGCTTGCTTCCCGCGTTTGGTAGTGCTCACGCAGCGCAGCGACATCTGCTGGCAACATTTCGGCCTTTTTCTCTTTCGTGATTTCCTTGCCGATTTCCTTCAGCCCTTTGGCGTCCGCAGCAAGGTCAATACGAGCCGAGAACTGGCGCAAGTGCTCTTTCGACTTCGCTTCCCGCTCCCGCTCCTGCTGGCCGAGAACCTCGGCATCCACTGCGGCGGATTCATCGCCGGTCGCCATGTGGGCTTGCGTTTCACCGAGAAGCCCCAAGAGGGGCTTGCAAAGGGTGTCGAAAGTGGGATTAACAAAGGACCGACCAGAGAGAACGCCAGTGCGGTCCTTCTCCGCATAGGCAACGATCGAGGCCACTTCGTTCGTTTTCTTCGGCTTGATCGACTCCATCCGAAGGAGAATATGCGGTTCATAGGGTGTCTCTCCTTCGGCACGCATCGTTACGCCGACAGCCTGGATCTCCTCGGTTTCCTCATCCTCCTCATAGACGGTCTTTTGCCGGCCGCAGATGATGACGTGCAGCGGAGAGGACAGCATGAAAGCCATTAGATCCTTGTAGGGCTTCTTGATCTTGCCCCAGGCGTGCATCGGGATCGTGCCGATCTTGGTGAGCTTGCCGCCATAAGCGGCCATCGCGGCTTCCCACAAGTGCGTCACGCTGTCGAGCACGAGCACGCCGTGCGTGTTCGTATCGACGCCGCGGATCGCGCCGAGGACTTCGCTAATCGCGCGGGTGTAGATCGCGTCGAAGTCGAAGGCTTCTGGGTGTACTCCTCGAGTTGGGACTGCTTGGCAGTAGAAATCCGTGCCGCGCTCCGTGTCCACGTAGGCGACGCGCTTCTTGGTGAGCTTGCCCAATCCTTCGGCCAGCAGCAGCGCCGTCATCGTCTTGCCTGATCCTGGCGGGCCGTACAATCCCATCTTTAAGGCCGCCTGTTCAGCTTTTGCTTTTCGGAACCCGGACATGCAATTCTCCTTTGAGGTTAGCTATCCGTTGTGCTTCTGCTTCGTCGTCAACCTGTTCCTGCTGCCACTTGTCGTACTCATAGTCTGGATTGCCGGGACCATAGGGCTTTGCCGAGATGATGACTTTGCCCATGAGCGGCTCAAGCAACTTTCTGAACAGCGGGTGCAAGTGATCGTTCACGTGTTTTCACCTTTCGAGTCCATTGGGCGCCGCAGCGAGGGCAGCGTAGGATGATCCGCACGCTGTCGGTCGCAGCAACGACGCGCTTGCCTCGCCTATGGCCTAGCAGCTTGCAAATCAGCTTGGCGAAAATCACTGTTTCCCCTTGTCGGAAGACGACCTAAACACTCTCAGTTTGCCGGTGCCGGTAATTTCAATCAGGATCTTGCCGTCTTCTGGAATGACGAGTTGGTTAATGCCGCGGCCAGTCCAACGCCATTCGTTGACTCTGAGATAGTCGATCGCGAAGGTGCTGCTGAAGCCGCGAATAAGCCTATGCTCTATAAAGTTCATCGCGCGCTCTTAAAGAAGTAGCATCTCTCGCTCTTGGCATCGGCGTAATGCAGGCGGTCGCTCACGGTCGCATCACAAGGGCGCAGATATGCGGAGCGGAATTCTTCCTCCGGCTCCTGCGAGCAGCCGCCGAAGACGAGCGCGAACATGAACAGCAGCATGCAGACGTAGAACACGTCCTTGTCATCGAGCATGCGAAAGCTGTCGTCTTCGTTCATTTTTGCTCCTCGCGGAATGTCGTCCATAGCGTGATCATAAAGTCTGCGATCTCGCGTTTATGTTCGGCGCGCATTTGATCTAGGTCAAACTCTCCAACCCATCCATCGTAGCCGTAAGTGATCCGCAGAGGATCATGATCCAAGCCGAGGCAGCCGGAGAATGCGTAAAAGCGCGTGCCATTGTCCATCACGATATAGTTGCCGTCGATTTTCACGCGAACCACACGCAGGTCAGGTACGGGTCGATATCGTCCACGATGAGCCGTGGACGGAATCGAAAGATGAAGATGGCGTACTGTTCGCTCGCCCTGATACGCAGGATTCTCACAGGATCTCGATTCCGCGCGCGGTGTTATCGACCAAGCGCAGATAACCTTTGCGCTCGATCAGTAGCAAGTGCTGTGAGGCGGCGTTATGCGCAGTCCAGCCAAAATGATCAGATATCTCGCGGCGCGTTGGTGGGCGACCATTGGAGTTCTTGTAATAGACGATGAAGTCGAACACGCGACGTTGAGCTTTCGTGAGTGGTGAACGTGGCATATTTGCAAGTTCACCACATTTCTGCCAGTATTGTCAAACAAGCTTGCAGCTTAGGAGGTGCAGCGATGAAGGTCCGAAGGATTCTAAGCCGGCGTGAACAACTCGAACAAGCTAACGCAGCCGACAGGTTCTATGCTGCCCAGGCCGGAGTCGAGCCCCAGTTTCAAAACGTAATCGCGCCGAAGCGCGCACGCACGTCGAGGGTGCCGGCGGCGAGCGAGCATCAGCTCCAGGCATCGATCATCGGTTGGTGGGCGCACACTCACAATCTGTACGCGCTCCCTGAATTCGCGCTGCTCGCCATACCGAACGGCGGCGCCCGCGATGCAATCACCGGCTCACGGCTCAAGGCCGAGGGTGTGCGCCGCGGAGCGCTGGATCTGCTACTTGCCAAGCCAGTGGGGGCTTACTCTGGGCTGTGGATCGAGCTCAAGGTGGGCTACAACAAACCGACGGACCAACAATTTGCCTTCATCGCGTATCTCGAATCGGTCGGCTACAAAGCGAGTGTTCACTGGGATGCAGTCAGCGCAATCAAGGCAATCGAGGATTACCTGCGCGACGAGCGGGCGCCGTGACGCCGGCACAGCGCGCGGCTTATAGGCTCTACAGCGCGACGCCGCCGGAGCGCATCCACACGCATTTGCGGGAGACGCCGGCAGCGCGTGAGAACCGCGGGCTTGCGCGGGCGCGCTGGCCAGCGCACTGGTGGGGTAAGCGCTTCAGGGCGCCGCAGTGAGCTTTGACGATGCGCTTACGCCGCCGCGGCGCATACGAGCCACGAACAAGGCGCTCGCTTGGGGCGAGAGCTGGGAGAGGGCTTATTACGACGAGCGCAGGGCGCGGCTGCGGGAGATCAAGGCGCTGCACGAGCGGATTTTTGAGCTTGAGCATGCGCTGAAAACGGAGCAGTTCGAGCGAGCTCTGGACGCTACGACAAAAGGCTGAGATACTTGCGTCGGGTCGGCGGCGAGCCGCGCAAGTGCTGCGCCGAGAACGCGGCAGCCCACAGAATTCAAGGGGCCTTTTCTCGGGAGGCATGTTGGCAAGCGATGAAGAAAAACCCTTAGCGCCCAAACAACCGCAGATCATCCTTGTCGATGAGAAGGAGCTTGCCGAAGCCTGCGCCGGGCTCGTGCCAGGCTACGAGTGGATCAGCAAGAATGGCGCCGACTATTCGGGGTTACGCGGGCGCTCCTGCGTAATCGTCGGGCGGGCTGGCGCGGTATGCGAGCTGGAGCTCGCGGTCGTTGCGAAGCGGCTCGCGCAGGCCGGCGCGCAACCCGTCAAGACAGTCGCGCCGGAACCTAGCCGACCGTCGGGCTGGGGCCTCGATAATGCGATCGACGAGGGCTGGGACGGCGAGCGAATCCTCGAATGGCTGCGCGCGAACGTAAAGCTATTCAATCCGCAGAAACCCAAGCGCAAGACCTTGGCCGAGATATGGGCCTACAGTCAGGTGCTCGCACAGGAAAGACGTAAGGCAAATCCGAAGCTGCCGATATGGGAAGGCTGGAATTTAGCGCTGAGCAATAACCTAGTGCCGGTGCTTAGCCTAGCAAACGCTGTGACGATCCTGGAGCGTGACGAGGGGCTTGCGGGCCTCGTGTGGTTCGACGAATTCTTGCAGCGGCTGATGACGTCAGATCCGCCGCGGGAATGGGGCGACGCTGACGATCTACATCTCGCGCTCTACATGCAACGCGATATCGGCTTGCAGAGGATGGGCAGCGATATCGTATCGCGGGCGGTCATTGCGATCGCGCATCGCAAGCCTAGGAACTGCGTGCGCGATTGGCTGGACGCGCTGGAGCATGACGGCAAGGCAAGGATTGACGCCTTCTTCACGGCCTGCCTAGGCGCCGCAGAGGACGATTACACGCGGGCGGCGAGCCGCAACTTCTGGCTTTCGATGGTGGCGCGCGTCTACGAGCCCGGTTGCAAGGTCGATAACATGGTGGTCCTAGAAGGTTCGCAGGGCTTGGGCAAGTCAACGGCGCTGCAGATCATTGGCGGTGACTGGTTCGCCGAGCAGCACGAGAGTGCGACCAATCCCAAGGGCTTTGCAGAGATCCTGCAGGGCAAGCTCCTGATCGAAATCAGCGAGATGGACTCGTTTAACCGCACCGAAGTGAACCGGGTTAAGCAAACGGTGTCCTGCCCGTCAGACCGCTACCGGCCCAGTTACGGGCATCACGCGCAGGATCATTTGCGGCAGTGCATATTCGTGGGGACGACGAACCGAGACGACTGGAACCGGGACGAGACAGGCGCGCGGCGATTCTGGCCGATCGACTGCAAGCGCTCGATACAGCTTGAGCTGATCCGCGCGAGCAGAGAGCAGTGCTTCGCTGAGGCCGTAGCGCGCTACAAGGCGCACGAGCCGCACTGGTTGATGCCGGAGGAAGCAACAAAGCTTGAGCAGCGGGACCGCTACCAAGAAGACCCATGGCATGCTGCTGTTGCCGAAGCGGTGAAAGGCGAATTAGAGACTACGACTGCTCAGGTCGCGCAGAAATTAAACATTCCGCTTGAGCGCCGCGACAAGGTAACGGAAATGAGAATCGGCGGCTGCCTGCGAATCCTAGGCTGGAAGCGAATCCAGCGCAAGGTCGCAGGCGAGCGCATCCGCATTTACGTTAAGCCGCTTTCAGAGCCTTTCTGATGCCAGCCGAAATTGTGCCGCCTAGCGCCCTAGCCCGCTCCATGCTCGCGCGGTCCAGCGATACCATGATGCGCTTGACGCCCTCGCCAGCCACAGGCGGGCGCCCGCGCTTGCGCTTCGGCTTTTCTTCAGTCATTGTCTGCCCCTTCTTCGCTTGGCGCGGCCTATCACGCGCCAGGAAGTGCTGCTCAGCTTTGCCGAGCTGAGTAGGGCGGGAAAGCCCGGCGAAGGCCGGGCCGTTTCCTTCCAGTTTCATGTCGATTAGCTCGGCCTGCATCGCTTCTACCGCTGTGCGCTGCAGGATTCCAAGGCGCTTGCCGGCAAGATGGCGCTCGACTGCGCGCTTGAGCTGGGCCCGGTTAAGGCCCAGCCCTTGCGCCCATTCCGGCTGACCGCTCCAGACCGTGCGGCCGATGACATCGCCGCCTGTGCAGTAGTCGGATGCCTCGCGCATTGCCAAGCCTCCGCGCTCGAGATGGCCCGAGTGATCGGCCATGAGCCGCAGCATGTCGTTGTCGCTCATGCGGCCCTCGGCGCTAACTTGACTGCCCGATAGTCCGACCAGTCCCATTCGTTGATCGTGTCGAGCGTGCCGAAGCGGTGCCCGCGGTGGATTACGCCATAACCCTTGATCGAGAAAATCTCTTGCGTGGCGAGGTCCACCATGTAGCAACCTGAGCGGCCGCGGTCCACATTGGCATACTTGCGGCCAACTTTGACAGTGCATTCCCAGTTTCCGGCGTGCACTTCCAGCGAGTAACCGTCAGAGGACAAGCGTCGCGCCGTGGCTGCTTCGAGTGCCGCGCGGAAAGCTTCCAACTTTGCTGCGAGTTCTTCGCTGATTGGATATTTCACGATGCCTCCTTGCAATCGAGACAATGGCATTTAACGCCAGCTTCTAAGGCGCGCTCGCCGGCATACCAGGCTGAATTCATGGCTTGCCGATTGACGCGACATTCGATAATCAGGCGCGTAAAGGTCTTCGAGTCGCCGTGATACCCGGCGATCTTCGCGAGCCGTAGAGCTGTCTCGCGTTTATTCATGGCGCGCCTCCACTTTGCCAACCTTGTTGCCGTTGATATCGTGCAGGCCAATAGTAAATTCATTTGCGCCTTCCCAGGCGTGCAACTTGGTGGCGACAACGTGCAGAATGCGCGCTACTTCGTTGCCGGCTTGGTTCTCGAATGCAGCATTGTCTGTCGAAATCGTGAGCGTTACGGTCATGGTCTAGCTCCTCGCTACTGGTCATCTGAGTTATAGAAGTCCGCGAGTTCGCGGGCACGCTCAAACGTCGCGCAGATGACGCGGTGATCCTCGCCAGCAGGCGCGAACGGCTCGTAAACCTCGAACAGCGGCCCGTGCTTTGCATGCACTGTGCGCACTCCCCAACGCTTGCCAGCGTAGTAACTGCGCTTCGCGGTCATGATTGCACCTCCGGCAGGCGCCCGAACACAAGCCACGTGCGATAAATGCTCTGCAGGTTATCGAACAGATCCGCCGGCATGCGCGCGCCGTGCTCGAGCGATGCGTAAGCGCTGAAACGATGCCCGAGCGCGTTATTACCGCTGGCGTAGCAGGCTTGCGCTACCCGAGACCATTCCGCCTTTTCGTGGTCCGTCGGTTCCTGGCAGTTCAGCCAGGCATCATTCTTTGTTTGCATCGTAAACTCCTATCAGGTTGCGGCCATTTGCCGAGGCCGTGATTAACGATATACAGTATTCATAGCAGCATGTCAACGATTAAATGATGTATGTAACTGCCACAGGCAGAGCAGGCGGAGTCAAGCAGAGCTTTTAACTCTTGCGTAGTCAACGCTGTACCCACCTGCTCCACCTACTCCACCTATTACTGTAAGACTTGTCGGACAACTACTCGCGTAGGCAAAAGGGGGAGTCATAAGGAGGAGGCAGTGCAGGCGGTGCAGGTGGAGATCTATTTGATATGAAAGGGGCCGGCGACTCCGCTGTACTCCACCTACTCCGGCTCAGGGATAAGCTCAGCTCATGCTTAGTACTCTGATATACACTGCATATAGTGGCTATTCATCAAAGGCTTGCGCGCTGTTTCATGCCATGCTGCGCTGCATTGAAGGCGATTTCGAGCTTGCGCCAGCGAGACTTGATGCCTTATCTGACTAGAAGCTTACACTTTCGAGAGCTTGGCCAGGCGGGAGACGGGCTGAAATAGACCTGGGTGGACGGTGGCCAGGGGCCAGATCGCGCGCGAAACGCGACCGCGTGGAGGTTCTGCACACGATTTTTGGAAGGGCTACAATTTTGATTCTGGTGCCCGCCTTTTTCCCTTCCTCCTCCTTGCGGAATGGGTGCCAGCTTCAGTCCCGGCCGCGTGCCGGGATTTTTTTGGTAGGCTGTGGGGATGAGTAATCCTGGGCCGCTGGCGAATCTGGAGGCGTTGAAGGCGGACGAGGGAGCGCCGCTTGAAATTTTTTCTCGATTGTGCGAGGGAGAGACGCTGAAGGGGTTGGCGACCGAGTGGCATGTGGCGAAGGGAAAGTTTGTCGAGTGGTTCACGACTGAGCACGGGGATTTGTACGATGCTGCGCTGAAGGTGAGGGCGGCGGAATTGGCGATAGAGGCGCTGGAGGAGGCACGGGCGGCCGGGCCGGAGGATGTGGCGGTGAGGAAGCTGCGGGCGGACGTGGCGCTGAAGATTGCTGGGAAGTGGGACAGGGCGAGGTACGGGGAGAGCGTGCAGGTCAGGCACAGTGGGGAGACTGTGGTGCGGCTGACGTTTGGAGCGGCGCCGACTACGTACGTGCCGGCGGCCGGGCGAGTGCTTGAAGATTCGCAAGGGCTGCTAGGCGGTGTCACGGTGCCGAGCGTGGTGGAGGACATCTGAGCGTTCGGCGCCTGGAGGCGGCGTTTGCGACGACCGGGCCGGTGCTGGAAGCGTTTTTTAGAAGTCGAGAACGAAGACAGTTCATCGAAGGGCCGCTGGGAAGCGGTAAAACCTTCACCTGCGCGATGAAGGCGCTGAAGCTGATCGTCGAGCAGGCACCGGATGGCCAAGGCGTGCGCCGGTCGACGGGCTTGGTGACACGCACGAATTTCACGGATCTTGAGGCGAGCGCGCTGCGGGACTGGTTGGAGCTAACCGAGGGCCGCTTCGAGCACTCGCTCGGGGAGTTCAACTGGGCGAGCCCCGCGAATCATGCTCTGAGGTTCAAACTCGAGGACGGCACGCGCGTCGAGGCCGATGTCTATTTCCTCGGGCTGGATGATCCAGACGGCGTGAACAAGGTCCGCGGCATGCCACTGACTTGGGCGTGGCTAAACGAGTGCAAGGACATTCCCTTCGGGCTGATCACGATGATTTACGGGCGCTGCGGCCGCTACCCGCGCATGGACGATGGCGGCCCGACCTGGCACGGAATGTTCGGCGACACGAACATGCCCTACTCCGGGCACTGGCTATACGAGTTTGCCGAAAATAAGCACCCCGAGGGCTGGGCGTTTTTCAAGCAGCCTGGAGGGCTGGTGAAGGTCGACGGGCACTGGGTTGAGAATCCGGCCGCGGAGAACCTCGCGAACCTGCCGCCGGGCTATTACTTGGACAAGACGCATGGGGCAAGCGAGGACTGGATCAACGTATTCCTCGCGGCGAACTACGGCTTTGCGCTGGACGGGAAGCCGGTTTACCCTGAGTATTCCGATAGTTCCCACTGCAAAGCCTTTGATATTCCACGTGGAGCGCTACAGCTTAGGGCCGGCCTTGACTTCGGCAATACGCCAGCGGCGATGATCGGCTGGCGGCAACCCAACGGCGCCTGGCGCTGGCACTCGGAAGTCGTGACCGATGCCTTCGGGATCGTGCGCTTTGCCGAGCTTCTGGGGATTCACCTTCGCACGCACTATCCCGGCGTACCGATCGCGAGTATCACCGGGGATCCGAGCGGCGATGTGATGCAGTCAGCCGACACCGAGGAGCGCGATGTGTTCCGCATCCTCGCCGCCCACGGCATCAAGGCGGCGCCGGCACCGACCAACGACCCGACCGTGCGCCGCGAAGTGCCAGCGAAGTACATGCGCATGATGATCGACGGGGAGCCTGGATTTCTGATCCACCCACAATGCAAGATCGCGCGCGTGGGCTTGGCCGGCGGGTTCAAGTACCGCAAGCTTCGCGGCGTGCTCGAAGGCATCACGAGCGCCAAGCGCGACAAGAACATGTACTCGCACGTCGTCGAGGCGGGCGAGTACATGATGCTCGGCGCCGGCGAGGCAAAGATCTTGATGGCCCCGATGCCACAGCCCGCCGGTTCGCGCCGACAGCCCACGATTGCTGCCGGCGTAGATGAGGAATATTTCGGTTTGGAGTAGGATGCTAGGCTCCTGAAGGGAGGCGCTTTTATGCGCTCGGCTAAAAATACCGCACTGCTCTCGTCCGCCGCCGTGGATCTTGGCCTGGGAGCTGATCTTCGCCAGCAACTCGCCGACGAGGAGGAGGAGCGCAAAAAGAAGCTGCTCCGCCAAGCTCAGGCCATGCAGCGCGGCACCTCTCCGCTCGGACCTGCGACCAATACGCTCTATGCGGGAACTGGAGGATTCTCTATATGAAACTCGTTCTTGCGCTTTGTCTGCTCCTTGGCGGCTGCGCTTCCATGAGCGCGCACGACTGGGCAGATGCGCTCGGCGGCTCCGGGCAAGCAGTCTCCAAGCGCGCGCCCAAGGCACCTTCGATCGATCCCATCGGTGTCTCGAACATCCGGCCGTTCTGAGTGGCGACGATTTCTTTCAAACAATTCCCGACGTTGTTAGTGAGACGCGAAAGTGCAGCGCGAAGAGCCCTTGAGCGCATTTGCGAAACGGGCGGTGCCAAAGAGGGAACCATCTTTTTTGTCAGTGAAGAAGAATTCCTCTCGCTGCTGCAGGACGTTATTGCGATAACGTCAAACGAAACAGTCGAAGTTCATGGCTGATTATAAGCTTCCTCCAGCAGGCTTGGCTCGACAACCCAGCCCGCGCGAGGAGGAGATCGTCGCCGAAAGCCTGCGCGAATTCGCGCAACTGCAGACCTACAGGCACACCTTCGCGGCGCATTGGGAGGAGATCGCGGAGCTGATCCTTCCCCAATCGCGCAATACTTTCGAGTACGGCAATTTCAACTGGCCTGGGACCAAAAAGACTGACCGGCAGATCGACGCCACCGGCATGATGGCGCTCTCGAAATTTTCCTCCATCTGCAATTCACTCCTGACGCCCAAGAACATGATCTGGCATGGCCTACGCGCGAATGACGATTACGTGATGAAGGATCGCGCAACGCGCCTGTGGTTCGAACAGGCAACAAAGATCCTGTTCGCGCTGCGCTACGCGCAGTATTCTGGCTTCGCTGGCCAGATTTCGGATTGCTACACGCAGCTTGGCGCCTTCGGGACCAAGGGCATGTTCATCGACGAATTCGACACGAGCGAACATCCCTATCAGGCCGGCATCCGCTACAAGTCCATTCCGCTCGGCGAGCTTTTTATCAGCAAAAATCACCAGGGAATTGTCGATGGCTTTTGTCGATGGTTCCGGCTGAGCGCACGGCAGGCGTATCAGAAATTCGGTCCCGCGCGATTTCCTGAAGTGCTTCGGCCAGCACTTGAGAAAGGAAGCGAGCAGCCATACGATTTTCTGCACCGCGTCTACCCGCGGTCAGGCTCGGATTACGATCCTGAGAGGCTTGATGAGCGCGGCAAACCGTGGGCTAGTTACTACCTATCGATCCCCGGCAAGTGTCTGCTTTCCGAAGGTGGATACCGTAAATTTCCGGCGGCCATTTCCACCTACGCCACGGCGCCGGGGGAGGATTACGGCCGCTCACCGGCGATGATGGTGCTACCAGCGTTGAAGACGCTGAACGCCGAGAAGCGCACGTTTCTCAAGCAGGGCCACCGCGCGGCCGACCCGGTGCTTCTCACCGCCGACGATGGCGTGGTCGATATGTCGCTTCGCCCCGGCGCGATGAATAAAGGCGGAGTGACTGCGGATGGTAAGGAACTGGTCAAGGTACTACCGACTGGCAACATTCAGATCTCGAAGGAGATGATGGCCGAGGAAAAGGCGCTGATCGAGGACGCTTTCCTCGTCAACCTGTTCCAACTCGCCTTGAACTTGAAAGACCTGCCACAGATGACCGCGACACAGGTTATCGAGATCACGAACCAGAAAGGTATCTTGCTTGCTCCGACCGTAGGTAATCAGGAAGAAGACCTGGGGCACATGATCGATCGTGAACTAGACGTAGCAATGGCGATCGGCGCGTTTAGGAATTATCCGATGCCCCCACGCCTGCGAGAAGCAAATGGCGCCTACAGCATTGTCTATACGTCGCCGCTCTCCAAAGCGGCGCGCTCGCAAAACGCTTCCGGCTTCATGCGCGCTGTGGAATTCTCCAAGGAGCTTATCAACATCACACAGGATCCAAGCCACTTGGATTGGGCGGATCTTGATGTAGCAATGCCGGAGATCGCCGACATCAGCGGCTCGCCGCCCTCGTGGACGGCAAGCGATGAGCAGATCAAGGCGAAGCGCCAGCGCCGCGCCGAAGCGTTGCAAAAGCAACAGCAGATCCAGGCCGCACCAGCACAAGCGGCTCTTGCAAAAGCCGCAGCAGTGCAATTCAAGGCTGGCATGACCTCGCCGGCGCAGGCTCCGGCGCAAGGTGGACCCCCGCTAGCTCAGCAGGTGCAGGGCGCGTAATCGTGGGTGCTTATACAAAAGCATATTACGCTAAAAATCGTGAGAAGATTCTTGCGTCAAATAAGCGCGCACGTGAGCGTGATTATGGAAGACATCTGCAGCGGGCGCGGGAGTACCATCACGCCCATCGCGAAGAGATCAATGCTCGCAGGAGGCAGCATAGGAAGGACAATCCAGAGCATTATTCCCTTCTTAGGCGCGCGCGCGTCTATGATTTATCTCCTGTGGGTTTCAAGGAAATGTATGATCGGCAATGTTGACGTTGTTTGGTCTGCGGCGAGCATAAAAAACTTGCAGTAGACCATGACCACAAAACAGGACTGATTCGCGGATTATTGTGCAGTCAGTGCAATACCGCCATTGGTTTGCTCAAGGACAGCCCGGAATTGATGCGGACCTTGGCGCGATATGTGGAAGAATGCGCGCAGCAAGTGCAGGGAGGGTAACGTGAGTGTGCGCGACAACGTAATCAGCGCTTTCGACTTTCTGCGCCATCGGCGCCGCGCTTACCAGCTCGCTTTCGGCTCACCAGCCGGCAACGAAGTGCTCGCTGATCTCGTAAAATTTTGCCGCGGGATTGAGACGTGCGTGGTTCCAGGCGACCATGACCGCACGTTGATTCTCGAAGGCCGCCGAGAAGTGTTCCTACGTTTGACCGATCATCTGCACCTGACGAGCGAGCAGCTCTACGCGCTGCATGCCGGCAGGAATATCCAGATCAAACCCGAAGGAGATGACGATGCCGCCTGACCAACAGCAACAGGGACAACAGCAAGGCCAGCAGCAACAAGGCCAACAACAACAGCAAGCGCCATGGTATCAGGGCGTCGCCGGCGTCGACGAAACGGTGGTCGGTCACTGGAAAGCAAAGGGCTGGGACACGAAGCAGCCCGCCGAAGTGGCTGTCGAGGCAACGCGTGCCTGGAAAGAAGCCGAGAAGTTCGTCGGTGCCCCGGCCGCGCAACTGCTTCGCGTTCCCAAGGATGCCGCCGACGAAGCCGGCTGGAACGCCGTGTGGCAACGCCTGGGCAAACCGGCCGATGCAAAGCAATACGATTTCTCAGACATCAAGTTCACCGATGGAACGGCGATCGACGATACGTTCGCTGAGTCGATGCGCGCCGCCGCCTTCAGGCTGCATCTGCCCAAGGATACAGCGAGCGCACTGGTGCGCGAAGTGACGAAGTACATGGATTCCGCCGACACCGCCGAGATTGCCGAGCGCACCGCCAAGCTCACGGAGCAGAAAGCAGCGCTGAAGAAGAACTGGGGGCCGAATGAGGCGGCGAATCTTTTCATCGCGCAGCGCGCAGCCGCGGCGCTCGGAGTGCCGCCGGAAACGGTCTCCGCGCTAGAGGGCGTGATCGGGTATGACAAGGTGATGGAGATGTTTCGCATGATCGGCTCGAAGATCGGCGAAGATAAATTCGTCTCCAGCACCGGACGGCCGTCAGGCGGCGTGATGACGCGCGAGGAAGCAATCGCCAAGAAGCAAGACCTGATGACAAACGCCGAATGGCGCAAGTCCTACCTCGCCGGCGATAAGGCAAAGTTCCGCGAGATGCAGGCCCTTGAAATCATCATTTCCGGCGTGAGCCAACAAGCAGCCTAGGGGAAAAATCATGGACGAAATAAGCGCGAGACTACAAGCGTTGAAAGCGAAGCTCGACGAGCACGAGGCCGGCGGCAAGACCCTGGAGCAAACGCTGCATGGTGCCATCAGCGACATTTACGCGATCCTCGCGGCATTGGAAGCGCGCAGTGCCTAGCGTATCAAGAGCGCAGGCCGGCTTTATGGCGATGTCCAAGACTGCCGCTGGTCGTCGTAAGCTCAAAGCGCATGGCAAGGAACCGGCACCCGTTTCAGTCGCGTCGGAATATCAAGCGGCAGATCGCGGTCGCAAAATCGGCAAGCTAGCGCGGCACGTCAAGGCGAAAAAATAATTGCCGCAGTTCAGCTCTGTTCAGGATGTATTTGACGCGAGTAGAAGTTGGCAGTGGCGCGTGACGCGTGCTTCGTTGGCAACAACCACGGGCCTCATCGTGATGGCGATGCTCGCAAAGCAGCCTAAGAACGGCCCGGCGCTGGGCAAGACCTGCGAGATCCTGCTCGATGGCCGCGTAGTTACGCCAGTGCGCCGCTACGGTGTATGGGGAGCCCCGGAGACGATCGGCACGGTAGAAAGCGTGCGCGACAGTCTGCGGCGCCTCTCCGACCACTGCAAACTGTCCGACGCCGACCGCGAGGCGTTGTTCGAGGAATTGCGTAAGTGGTGCTTTCGTGATTACCGCGCTAAATCCGAAGCCTAGAATATGGCGAAAATGCGCGACAAAACAGTGTTTTGCACGCGCTGCAATAGCCAATGCACGCTCACGGCAAATCTGGACACCGGACGCATCGTTCACGTGCGGATGCCGAAGGCTTGCGTCTCAATCGCGAAGTGTCTGGACGGTTATGCCATAGGCGTGTTCAGCCGCCGCTTCGGCGAGAAGATTCTGAGGCCAGAAGATTTCTAATTTGACATTTTCTGAAATCGCACCCATAGTCCGCGCTTGAACTAGGGCGATTCACCGCCCCGTCTCACTGGCCCCGAAAAAGGAACCACCGGCTCCGCAAGGGCACGCCGGCCCGAAGTAGGACACGCCGAAGTAGCGAGACGCCTGCCCCCGGCGACGGATACGGCCATCACCTCGAATAGCTTTTTAGAGAGGCTGCTATGGCCGCGTCAACTGATCCTGGGCTGATTCCGCTCTACACGACGCAGTTCAGCACGAATCTGGAGCTCCTGCTTCAGCAAACTGGCTCGAAGCTCCGCGGAAAAGTCCGCGAAGGCTTCCACGTCGGCAAGATGGCTTCGCCGATCAACCAAGTCGGCGCCATCAGCCTGAAGCAACCCTCGGGCCGCTACACGCCGAAGAACCGCACCGACGCGCAGTTCGTGCGCCGCTGGGTGTTCCCGCAGGAGGGCGAGATCGACCAGTTGATCGACTCGTTCGACGAGTTGCAGACCATCGTCGATCCGAAATCGCAGTACACCGAGAACGCGGCCCATGCGGTAGGCCGCGGTTGGGACGATTCGATCATCACGAACGCCACAGGCACGGCGCAGCTCGGCCAGGACGCGAGCGCACTCACTTCCGAGACCTTCAGCACCACGAGCTTCCAGATTAGCGCGAGTTTCGGATCCTCGGCCGCCAACGGATTGACAGTGGCGAAGCTGATCGAGGCGAAGCGCATCTTCAGGCATTACCACAATGATTTGGAGATGGACCCGCTTTGCGTGGTTATCGGCTCGCAGCAAGAAGCAGATTTGCTGAACCAGGTGCAAGTCGTGAGCACGGAATTTAATGATCGGCCGGTGCTGGTTGATGGCCAGGTCAAGCGCTTTCTGGGCTTTGATGTGGAAGTGTCGGAACGCCTGCCGCAGACAACCGTGGGAACCACCCGCGGAGTGCTGACCTTCGTGAAATCGGGGATGTACCTCGGGATGTGGAAGGACATCACGAACCGGGTATCCATCAGGAATGACCTGTCCTCGGAACCGTGGGATCTGTTCACCTCGGTCATGTTCGGCTCGACGCGGCTGCAACCAGGCAAGGTGTTGCAGATTCTCTGCGCTGACACCTCTGGGGCCGACATTACACCCTGACCGGAGACGACAATGGCACAAGACCTCAAATCAAACCCGATCACCAACCTCGACGCCTCCCCGGTCATCATGCCCACGGTGGGCGAGGGCGGGCCGGGCGAATGGCGCTGCCTCAGCGATTCGGTCAATCCGACCTCCGCTACAGCGCAATGGTCAACCTATCGCCTCGCGCGCTTCCCGACCAACGCCAAGGTAAAGCACGTCTACGCGTACCTGAGCGGCATCGACACGAACGCGACGGCAACTGCCACATTTGATTTCAACGTCGCGTTCTCCGATGCCCTGAACGATGGCACGCCGAGTTCTCTGCAGGGCACCATTCCATCGAACAAACACGATGGCACAAGCCTCGCCTTCGTGACGGCTACTGGCTACAGCGGCTCCTACGCCAATGCCGGCACGGGCAATAAGCTCTTCGGCAACGTCGCCGGATCCAACCTCGGCGCGACGCAGAACACCGAGATCACCTTCAAGAACGTGACCGCCGCGCAAGGTTTCTTTCCTGCGCAACGCGACGATGACCTGTGGAACTACCTCGGGTTTGTCACCGCGACTGGCCAAGCGCAAGACCCAGGCGGCAAGTTCGACATCTTCGTCGTGGTCGCCGCTGCTGTCGCTACTGCTGCGGCCGGAGTGATCGGCGTCGAAGTGGACTACATCGTCTAGCCGTGGCGATCGAGACGATCTACGTCAACCTGGGCAACAAGTTTCTGCACGGTGGGAAGAACGTGAGCCAGGGCACTAGCGGGAGCTACGATGTCGCCCTCGCCGTGAACCTGAGCACGGTCACGAGCAAGGGCGATATCCTGGTGGCTGTGCAGCACGCCCTCGGTCAGCTTCCGACCACGCTGAAATGAGGAGAGTGTCATCGCTTCTAACTTTATCGGAATGAACCGCGGCGAGCTTGCCTTCCCGGATGCGATCGACTACGGCACTTCGACGCAGGCTACCGACATCGAACTTCGCATCGACACCGGCAAGGGCACGACCAAAGAGGACGTGCTGCTCGCGCTTCGCACCTTCGAGCTGTACATCCTCGCCAATGGTGTGCCACAAGGAGCGGCCGGCGCTGG